AGTGACAGGGAGGTACTTGGGTTTGAAGAAACTCAGTTCCTTTGTTATGATCTTACCAGCAAACTCCGCAAGCTTGGTGCTGTTCATCACGCATTTATGATGACTAACACCTACTCTCAGCGTATCTAGCAGAGCTAAATATCTGGAAGCAACGAGATCATTGTTGATGACTATGTCATCTCCAAGGATCACGAAAGCTTTGGGAGCTTCTTCAGCTGGGACACCGCATTCACAACATGCTCGTAACACGAGCATAGCGTGAGAGAGCGCAAACATCCCGAAGGATGGATACGTTCCAAGCGGTTGACCAGTCTTCCAACGGCCGGTTGAACCGGTAGGAACAGATATTGCATCGCACATATCAGGTGGAAGTAGCCACTCTTCCCTTGATATGTACGTAAATAGCGACAGCTGTTCCTTTAAGGCTGATAGGAAGATGTGTGAGTCTCCAGCAAAGAGACTACACAGTCTAAATATACAGTCAGTCTGAAACTTCAATGGGAAGACATCAGTTGCACTCGTCAGATCAATCGACGAACAGCTTTTGCCTTCTCTTAACCATTGCTGAACCTTAGTGACGCCTGCACTTTGATCAAAAGTGCAGTCCCATTCACAGTCTCGCAAGAGATCGTAAACAAGGTCACCGAGGGGCTTTAGAAGTTTCTGAACAACTGGATATGGAGACGCATAATACCGGACCTTCCCATTGGGTTGGACCCGGTAACGTATATGCCCGACGCCTTTCGGCATCTGACTTGTACGTGGTATCTCTAAACCATAAGAACCCCTTAAGAAGGGGGACTCCTTATGTATCACTCTAGGAGGAACGTTCCTACGGCTCCAAATAGAGTGCTTTATCAAGAGATGAAAACCAAAATGCACGTCCTTACTATCCACACCGAAGTCCTCGATCAAGCTAGGAGGGGTAACTATTGCTAGTTTCCCTCTGTTGATTGATCGAGTTGCCACATCCCAGAATGACCCTTGTCGTTCGAATACACGATTTAATATGTACTCATCTGGCTTTCTCAAGCTAGAAGAACGATAAAGGAGTGACGAGGGTATGGTAGGATATGAATCCACCTCGGTAGTGTGTTGCATAGCCTTATACTGCTTCAGGTGATCCTGGGGACTTGCGTCCTCAGGCAACTTAAAAGCAGTAAAAACCGATAACAACTGGATCAAATCACGAAACTCTCTGTCGCTGCCGGTAGCACCTATCTTATCGATAAATGCTAGATTTCCGGATAGCTTCTTTGAGCTCGTGAGTTTGAACCATTGGGTCATGGTAACCTTCGAAGACGACCGAACAGCGATTGCTCGCTGCCGGAGATCTTTAAGGCGTTCCATTGACCACGAAGACCCATTAGATCTCAACCACTTTGACACTTCGACAATAAATTGTCGACGTGTCTGGGATGGAATGAGATCTAAACAGCTCACTATGTTAAGAGGGTTGAATCTCATGTACTCACTTGGAAAAGTGATATTCATGATACA